GTCCGTTAGTGGCAAGGCTAAAGAACGACACCGCTAAATAAGTCGGGAAGATTTTTAACATTGATTTTCTTTTTGTTTGAAGTATCAATACTATTAATCAGCTTTTTTATTTCATTAATGTATTCTTTTTTGTCCCATCCTTCGATTTCGCAAACCATCAAATCAAACATTATTTCTTTCAATAAATGTGCTTGAAACTTTTTTCTTGCAAGTGTGTTTACCGTATTTGCAGGGTAAACATAATCCTCTTGTATTTCTTTCTTTTCAACTATTTTAGTTTGTTTTATTGGTTCAATAAATTCAATGCGTGGTGTTCCTTTTCTAATTGTTTTTACCAACGCTCTTTTGCCACCATTTAAAACACTTTTTCCATCAGTGCAAAAATCATATCCACTTAAAGGAGAGCCACAAGAATTATCTACTTTCCAACCTATCGGCAAAACTTCCAAAACTTCCCAATCTTTATATTTATTCATCTCCATCTTTATTAAATTGTGATATAAAATTTTCTACTTTATCATTTAGTAGTTTATAATCATTTTTTACTTCTTTTAATTTATTTTGATAATACAATAATGCTTCAATATAAGCTTCTTGCTCTGTTATAGCTCTCATACTTATATTCATTCCAATAACATAATCGTATAAATAATAACCATCAGTACATTCGTGTAATGAAAGAGTATCAATCTTAAAAACTTTTCTAATTATTTTTGACATTATCTTTAAGTTTTGTGAAAAGCCCAGCCACTAACAGCGTGTATAAAAAATGGCGGGTTTATCGATTAATTTAAAGTTCAGTAATTATATCAAAGTTATGCGTTTGCTGAAAGTTTTGGAGTTATAATCCGCCACTTCTTATACACGCAGGACGTTATAATACTTTCTTCCCAGTATAAGCAGTTAATCGCAAAATTGCACTTTCAACTTTTCTAAATTTATCTGACCTATCTTTTAACCATAAAATATCTTCAATAGTATCTTTTGAATGAATTACAGTTGAATGGTCATAGAGATGTTCTGTAAGTTGGCCAATTGCTTTATAAGTATAAAGAGTAAACTTGTGACATAAATATTGAAATAATTGCCTTCCAAACATTATATCTCTTTGCCTTGTATGTTTATTGATTTGTGGCCAACTAATATTTAAAGTTTCTTTTATAACCTCTTTTATTTTGATAATAATTAAATTATCGTTGGTTACTTTAGGCTGCTGATATTGCACGGCAGCCTTGTAAATGTTAAATGTTGGTGTCATCTTCTAATTGGTTTAATAAGCTAGTTTTTAAAACCTCAGCATCAAATATTTTATCTAAAATTAATTGTACCCTTTCAGCATCGTAGTCAATGTTTATATATTTCACCTGGTTTTCTACCTTTTTTATTCTAGGGTCAAAACTCATAAATACTGCTTGCTTTTTTTCGCAAAGAAACATATTAAACTGAATTTGGTCGTAGTAAATAGGATACTCTTTTTGAAAATTGTCAGAATTAACAAACAAGTAATTATACAAGTGAGTATCTGAATTAGGACATTTAATTTCAACTATTTTATCTTTTAAAATTAAGTCAGGTGTTCCGCCTGCTATTTTATTGTAAGTAAAAAAAACAAACCCACCCACCGAAGTATAAATAAAGTCATCATCATTTACATTAAGTCCATTATCTTCGGCATATCTTAATACTGCTTGCGGTTCTTGCTCATTTCCCCACTCCATAGCTGCATTAAATATGTCGGGCTTAGGTTCGCCTTTTTCGTTATTAATTAACTCTAAAATGTAGGTAATTGCACCATCAGACAAACCACAAGCATTTTTAGTTTTTGCAGTTAATCGGTTTATTTGTGAAGCAGTAAACAAGTTTTTTCTAAATTGTTTCCAATCTTCCCTAGTCTCATAAATAAATCGTTCTATCATGCTAATTTCTCCTTATTACTTTTAATAAAATTTAATGTTTCAGCATCAGGCTTAAACTCCACTACATCACGTCTATTTAAGTTAGCGCCAAACAAACTACCAAACATATCACAAGCATCTTTTATAGCGGTTGTTTTTGCTATTGGCAAAGCCATAATAACAGCCCCTTTGTTGATGTTTGATAAATCAAGATTTAAATTGCCACTGTCTTTTTTAGTTTGCAATTCACAAGCCCCAACACCATCATGATAATTCCATTCATTGGTAACTGGGTGCAAATAATGAACTCTTACATGAACTTCAATTGCATTAAATAATTGAGCAGTTTTTAAAACTTCAATTCTATACTGCTTGAAAATCTTGCGCAATAAATGCTCAATTTTATCAATTGGTAAATAATGATAATCTTTAATAAAAGGGTGCTTTTTAACCCACGTTTGTGGGGGTGCTTGACTTAATAATAAATTCAAAGCATCATTTTTGTAACTTAATTCTAAATCTTCAGTTAAATCTAAAATTGTTGGCAGTTTTCTGTTTTCCATATTTTTTTTATTGTGTTGCAAATATAGTAATACTTTTGGTAATACCTAACATTATTTATTTTTTATCGTAAAGTGCTGCTATAAATCTTTCATTTTCCAATGCTGTATCATGCCATTCAACCTTTGCAACTGCTAGGGCTTTAAAGTCATCTTCGGTACTATTATCACGATTACAAATAACTTTTAAATTGTCGTAAATTTCTTTTTTGCTTTCAACTTTTGCGCTCATTTCCTCACGTTGTCGCCTTGTTGCGCTTATTTCTTCGATTGTTGGGTTATATCTGCTCATTTAATAATTCGGGGTTTTCGTAAATGTTGCCAATAACACTACATTGATTTAACCATTGTGATGTCTGCATATCTGCGCATGCGCTAAAAAACTGTGTTTCTTTTCCAAAATCAGAATTATGTGCATTTATTGCAAGACCACCATCAACACGAAAAACAGTATATTTTTGATGCCTACCTAGTTCATTTTTAAACTCTAAAATATCTCCCTCGTAAATTTCTTTTCCGTTTTTATCGGTTAATCCTGTAAATTGCTGTAATACTTGAGTATTAGAATAGAAATACTCCCCCTCTCGATAGTTTTCCCAATCTTTTAACATAATACCAAAAGCGTTAAAATCTGTTTGAACAACTGCCCATAAATCTATTGGAATAAATACCTTTTTATACAAATCCCAAACTTTAAATTTTATTACTCTATTCATTATATTTCGTTGTTTAACTGTTTAATTAATTGTCTTATTTGCTGTTTTTGTAATTCAATAATCTTTTCCTTTTCGATTATTTTCGAGTATCTTGACTTGTTAGCACAAAATAAATCATTGTTTAAATTTGAAATTTCAATGTTGTGGTGCAATGCTGCGATGTCTTCTTTACGTTCCTGGATTTCGGCCAAACACCTACGAATATTGTAAGTTAGTTGTAAGATAGTTTTAATTTCCATGCTCTAATACTTTAAAACCTATTTCCATACTAATTAACCCTTTTTTTGTTTCAGCTATTTTATCTGCATACCATTCTTCACCAACTAATTTTGTATTGGCATAAGAAATAGTAGTTTCTTTTCCTTTGCCTTGATTTGTTACAACCATGTATTCGCCTATGTCGTTACGTTGTAGGCTAACTGTAATTGGGCTTAAATTGTCGCTCTGTGGCGTTATTATTGTCCGTTTTATTAATTCCATTTTATAAATTGTTTAATTCTCTTTTTACTTCAAACCAAAAATTAAGTCTGTTAAAATTATCTATTGAATTATGCGACTTATACAAATCAGTCATTTCTTTAATCATTTCATCAATTGCTATTAATGCGCATTGTTTCGATTTTGACAAATTATCTTTTTCACTATAAAAAGGTAGTTTCGTGCTAAACTTATTTACAAATTCCTTTGCTTTTACTTTTGGTGTTAATTCCATGTTCTTGGTGTTGTTATTAAATTTAAAGTAACTGTTAAATTGTTTACAAGCAAATCAGCTTGTTTTTTCTTAAAAATATTGTTTTGCTCAATTGCATAGTTGCGAAGCCGGTTTAATCGTTCGTAGCGATTTTTTAACTGGTCCACTCTTGAAACCTTTGGCGTTTCGATTTTCCTTGCATTTCTAAAAAAATTATTTAGTTTTGCAGTTGTAAAGATGTTTTCCATATATTTTTTTATTTCTACTTTAAAGGCTGCTTATTTGCGGCCTTTTTTGTTTTAAAATCTTTTTGCTAGTGTTTCGGCTGCTATTACTGATATGTTTGACAAAAACTCAAAATCTATGTTATACCAATCACTATCACTATTTGGTTTTTCATGTTTAGCAATTAATGCAGTTAGTATATGCAGTGCCATGAACTCACGTTTGGTTAATCCATTGTTACTTGGAGTTGGAAATGCTGGGTTGTAAGTATTCATATTATTTTCCTTTCTTTTTTGTTTCTACATAAATTTTAGCTTTTGGATTTAGCTTTAAACTTTCCTTTATCAATACAGCATAGTTTAACTCACATAGCTTACTGCTATCGGTTCTAATCAACTTAATAATGTTTTGTTGGGTGCAATTCATTTTGATTGCAATTCTGCATGTAGCTGCATTGTCAGCTAATAATCGCTCTTTTATTTTTTGTTCTAGTTTCATGTTTTAATCCTCGCTTATTGATACTATTAATGATGTGTTGTAAGTTTTTTGTAGCCATTCTTTTAATGGTGCAATAGCATTGTTTACTACTTCACGATTTGGAATAAACGGTATTTCTTTTATTTTTACCGTTGCTAGGTGCTTACCTTTCATTTCAGGGGCTTCTAAGTCTTGGATGTATATTTTTGCTTTCATATTTTTAATTATTTATTGATTGTTATCTGAGTTCAAATGTAGTATTACTTTTGGTAATACCATAATAAAAATAAAAATAAATTGTAACTACCTATAAATCAAACAAATATTTTTCATAAAAAAGCCCTCAAAACTTAATTTAAGGGCTTAATATGTTATAGTTTATTCAACCATTTTCTAATAAAGAAAAATAATAAAATTTGCAGTAAAAACAATGGTATAATAAACCAATAATCAGCAGCCAACTGTTTATACCAAACTAGCTTTTTTGTGAGTACTGGTGCATTAATAAACACCTCTTTTGTGTAATATACTGTATCGCCTTTACATTTGCCCTCAAGATAAATTTTGCCGTACTTTTTTAAGTATCGAATTTCAATTTTATCTTTAACCAAATAAACCGAATCAACACTTTCATTAAAAACTGTATCAACTTGAACACTATCGATAATAATTGTATCATGAATGGTTGTTGTGACTTGGATTGTATCTTTGTTGCAAAATTTTTCAATAGCTTGGTTTTTGGTGTAGCAACTTGAAAATAATAGAACTGCAAATAATAGTTTTTTCATTTATTTTTTGGTTTATGTTTTTATTATGTTAAAACTTATAGGGAAGTCCCCTTTTAGTCCCCAACTTTTTGAAGGTGATAAAAATTGTTTTATTGTTTTTTCTCTTATTTTAGTTTCATTTCTAAACCTTTGATGAATTGTTGCTTGGTATAAATCAAGCTTATTAAAACCACAAAGAAGTACTGGCTTTAACTCTTCTAAAATTCTATAATAAAATAATGCAGTTGCATCATTACTATTATATTTTTCTTGTAGGTAATACTGTTTTGCAGGCAATTTAACATAAGGTGGATTGGTAAAAATTATTAATTTTTTCATTTTACTTGGTGGTAAAATTTCTGTTATATCATCTTTCAAAAAATCTAACTGCCAAACTTGTAAGCCTTTATTTCTGCAAATTTCTACATCTTCCCATTCTAAAGTAGTTCCATATTTTTCAACTCCACTAGGCAAAGCTTCTAATAATGCACCTTCGCCACAGCATACATCCAAAAAAACAAATTCAGTAATATTTGGAACTACTTCTAAAATATATTTTACAGCTAAATCAGCCCAAATTTTAGGTGTATAAAATGCCCCAGTTTCCTTTTGTCTTTCTTTTGAAAGTTCCATTTAATTGCGCTTTTTTGGTTTATGTTTTTCAGCTAATCGTTCCTTTTGCTCACGTTCTTTTTTTGCGTGTTTTTCTTTGATTATAGCCACTATTCTAGCACGTTCTAAATCTACACTATCCATTCTTTCTTTTTAATATTTTAAATGTTGGATAGTTTTTAGGGACATTAAACCCTACTCCAATATAGACTGATGAATAAATCCAACACAAGCCAACACCTATTACTTTAATGTCACCCCAATAAAGAACCCCTAATAAATAAGGAGTAATAGCTAAATCTTCATTATTATTTCTTGTATCTTGATAACCTCCAATTATTTTCATATATTTTTTTCAGCAAAGATAGTAATACTACTTAAATAAAAAAGCCCACCAAATTAATGATAGGCTTTTTTGATTTGTTCAATTTCCCGACTAAAAGAAATACACTGCAAACATAAATAAACTTTTTACAATTGCAAATTTATTTTAAATAAACATTTTTGTTGCAAATAAGTAGGTTTGAAACTATCTATTTTTTAAAAAAATATGTGTAAATCATTTCAGCCAATGCAATTACAATTGCTCCAATTATTAAAACTATCATTTTATTTAAAGTATAAACTAGCTTCAGCTATTCGCCTATTCGTTAATCCTTTTAGCGGCTTTCCTGCTGCTTTATTCCATCTTAAAAACTCATTGCTGATAGTTGGGTCTTTTGGATTTACATTAACTTTTTTTAGCAAAGTTGAACTCTTTAAATTACCAACTCCGCAATTATAGGCGAAGGAAACAAGCGCATCAAATTGATTTTGATTTACTGCATCAGTTGTATAGGCATCAACATTTTTTTCAAAGTAGATTAAGTCATGTGCTAAATAATTTTCAGCTGTTTGTTCTGTTATAGCTGAATCCTTTAAACTAACTTTTATTCCATTTGGATAAATAGTAGTTCCATAACCAATAGTTGGAACTTTTGCGCTACATAAATAAGGCTTCAATTTCAACCCCTCAAAGGATTTAATTAAGTCAATACCCTGCTTACTTGTTTTAGTTATTTTCATCTCGTTCAACGTTTATTTTAGTTACATAGCCACCTATTGCAATCATAGCTGGAATGATTAATTTGTGCCAATCAGTTGAAAAAATAAACGTACTAAAATCAATTGTACTCCATGCAGTCCCGACCGCAACTAATAAGCCTGCAAAAGTGCTAATTTCAGATTTGTATTTGTATAAAATTGTTTTCATTTAACTATCTATTTTTTTTATTAGTGAATTAATTGCAAGTGCTAAGTCGTTGTCGTTATAACTTTTTGTATTTATCTTTAAAGTTAAGTCATTTAATGTACTTTGCATTTTATCAAACTTGACCTCAATTTCTTTTAAATCTTGCTTCAAATCGTCAATGCCTTGGGTGTGCAAATCTTCAATTTTCTGTATTCTTTTTTCATGGTCTTGCACCCTTGCAAAAAACCAAAATGCAACCGCTGAAACCCCACCAAATGCCGCATTAATTATAGGTTGAATTTCAATCATCATACTATGGTAATTCTACGCTAATTTGGTTTTCAAAAAACGATACAATTTCTTCGATTGAATTTGCGCCTACATTGATAGCAATTTCTTCACCATTTTTAATTTCAACTCGCACTACTGGCGATGTAGTTACAATGTTTGTAAATGCAATGTTGTAGCCATACTCCTCGTATTTTTCAATTGCCTTTTTTGCTAATACCGATTTAGCTTTAATTTCTGTTACTAATAATTCGTTAATTGTCATGTTTATATTGTTGTTTTTTTTGGTTCAAAATCAATTAATGGAAGTTCTTTAAGCCATTCGTAAGGAGGTATTGTTGCAAGCTCAATTTCCTGTAATGAAATTACCCATTTATTATTTAAATCTTGAATAGGATTAAATAAACTATTTGGTGCAAATTCTTTGCCCTCAATTAAGTTTTTTTGTGCTGTTGTTAATAGTGCTACTTTCATTATACTTGGCGTGCTAAATCGGTTTGAAATTGTTGAATAATATTATATTCTAGTAACGAATTTGCATCGCTTAAACCTGCACCAATTACTCCAAAAGCGTATTGTTTAGATGCTGCAGTAGTTGCTGAACCGCCACTATTTGCAGCCCCTATAAACATATTTAAATTAGGTCTGCTTTCAGTTTGTGCCGAATCAATTACTTTACTTCCATTTTTATACCCAGTTGTATTAGTAGCTGAAAGCCTATTTACTATATTTAACCCTCTGCAATCTGATGTAGCTACTTGTGGATAAGGTAAAACAACACCATAACTAGTATTTAAATTGCCTACAAATCTACTCATTAACGCAAATTCAGCAGGCGAATTTAAAGTACCCATGTCATAACGTGTTTCGTTTATATTGTTTCTAATATAAAGTCCAAACCTGCCATTACTTGCGCTTAATTGCGTACTTGGATTAAAAAAAGTATTTGCAAAACTATTAGTACCATTTCCTAGTATTCCATTTGATGAGTGAGTCCAACCTCCGCTAAACGATAACCTAAATGCAGCGTCTAAATCTCTACTATCTTTTAAATTAAATTTGTTTGTCGATGCAGTACCTCCAACAATTGGATAAATCGCACTTGAACTACTCCATAAATCAACGCTATTATTTAAGTTACCTTGGCCTTTATAGTTTAAAACAAGTCGGTTAATTGCGTTTACAATTGTAGTGTCAGTTATTCCTGCTGCTGTTAAAAATGATGATGCGCTTGGGTCAATGCCATTATAATAAGGCAAAACTCCACTCCTTGCGTTTATTTTTGGCTCAAAAAACCACATACTAAATACGATTTATTAAATAGCTAATTGTACCAGTGCCACTTACAGTTACTTGGTTTGCATTATTAACATCTAATGGCACGCCTTGTCCGCTTAATAAAGTACAAACTGCACCACCATTTACCACAAATGATAAATTCGCAGTTGTTGAATTTATTAGTGTTAATCCGTTGGTTACGTCAGCCGCTAACGCAACTTGTGAACCTGTTAATGTTTGATTTCTTGATATGTTTGGCATTTTATTTTATTGCACGTATTCCGAACCGATTACGTGGCTTTGTTATTGGTGAAACTTTGGTAAAATTAATATTATCAAACGTGTAATTTTTTGCTTTTAATTCGTTTAACATACGATTGATATAAACTTGACTATCTCTTTCAGTATTGCTTATCATTGTAGCTCTTGCCTTGTCGCTTACTTGCTGTGTAGTATCGTCAATTACTGTACTAATAGCAAATTGAGTAACATTTCTACCATGCCATGTAAGCAATCTAATATAAGCTAAATAACTCCATGCTTGTTTAAAATAGTTATTGTAAAAACTAATTAATTGCGGCTTGCTATTATCGGTTAAACTTAGGGCTACAAGTGCATTAACTAAGTCATCTGAAATTAAACCCTCAAAACTAATTTCGATTGTTTTTTTTATGTGAGGATTAATTAATCTATCCTCTATATTAGTAGTCAATTGCTCAACTACGCTCGCTAATTCTGTTTTAGTTAGTTGTGGCATTTGGCTGTAATCCTATTAAGTTTAAAATTTGCGCATCACTCATTTTTTCCATGATTTTACTTGCTATTTCAGGCTTCAATGAGTTTAAAGAATTGATTAATATTTGTTGCTCTTCGCTTATGTTTGTTTTAGCTTGCTCATACCCTCCTAACAATCTTAACTCGTCAGGTGTTAGAACTGCTAATACTTCACTAGGTAAATAGTCGTAAATATTTAACTGTTTAATACTCCAATCAACCTGCGGCCAAAGTACTGTAAATGCTTCTATAATTAGTTGTTGTCTACTTTTAATCATAAGCATAAACATTTTCAAACTATTATAAATTGCTTGTGCATTACCTAAAATTGTAGCCGCTTCAAGTCCTATCATTACTGGTGGAACTGAAAAATGTCTACATACTGCATTTGCAACCCTTAAACGTGCCTTATCAACTCCATCCAACATCTCCGCTAAAGGGAATATTGTTATTTGTGGTATCGCTTCGGGTGTTTGCCCTTCCAAAAGCATTACACTAGCGGCTTCATCGCCTATAAAAGATTTGATTGTTTCATCAAATGCATCGGCTTCGGTTACTCCGTATTCATCAGGGTTTTGGTCGTCTAATTTGCCACCCATAGCGATACTTACATTGGGCTTAAACCCTTTTGTTATATTGCGTTTTTCTAATCGCTGCAAACTAGCATCACTTTGAATATCTTCTAGCCCACTATTGCAGTCAGGTATAGGATAAATGTCCCCAAAATCAAACTCTTTTGCTTTAAAAGGATAGAAAATAGTACCTACTTGCTCACCTTTTTCAGATAATTCAGTTCTTACTGCTTGCGCTCTTTGCTGAGTAGTTAAATAAGGGTCAAACTCTTGTAAAAATCTATCTTCATCTTTCCTGTAATCGCTTTCACCCATTCTTGGATTCCAACGAATAAAACCGTTTACATCTTTGCGAACTTCTTTTAAACCTACTTTGTAGATACTTGCAATATTGCCGCTCATATCAACTAAAATACGTAAGACAAAACCCTCAAAAATTGATACTGGTTGCGCTATTTCAGATAAAAACTGATTGCCGTTTTGATATTTATTTACTCTAAAATTTTGAGCTTGTTCATTTATAAATCCTTCGCCTTGCACAAATGAAGCAATAGCCCTAACGCAATTTGTAGCCGTTCCACTATCATTTATTGAGCGCAATAATACATTTGGCAACTTATCAGTTTCACCATAAATATAACGCTTATAACCTGTTCTTTCTTTGGTTATTTCAGCTACTTTATTTTGTATTATGCGAAATCTTTTACTCATTGATTAAAGCCATAAGAGTAGGCTCATTTTTAAAATATTTTTCTACTATTTCATCTGTTAAATTTTCCTTTGTTATAGTAAAATTTACATCTTTAATCTGTATTTGGCAGTCTTCAAATTGTGGTTTAAAACTGCAAATATTTGCTTCTTTTTTTGTTTCTTTTTTTGCCATTTCTTTTATGCGAAAATAGTTAAAAACTTTTACTTTATCACCCCAACAGCTTAAACATAATTTTATAGAAGTGAGTTGTTCGTATTTCCCGAACAACTCACTCCAATTATTGACATCGTAAATTGTCATTAAAGAATAGTTGTTATTGCACCACTTGAATTAACAATATAACCTGAACCGAACTCACTTGTATAATACGTATCGGCTGGTGCAGTTGTGCTTAAATCACTATTCAAATACAATACAGTCCCTAGCTCTATAACGCCCGAATAAAATACAGTAAATAAGTCAGTATAAAATTCGTCTATACTAACTATTATACTGTTCGGGCTAGAACGAAAGGCCGTCTAACTCCGTAATGTTAGTCGCTAAACTTGCGCTAGGTTTGTACAATTTAGGAGCGTTCCAAAATACACCCTCCATAGGTACTTCGCACCATGTATCAGCTGCATAAGTCACACCCTCTTGATATTTTGCTGTGGTTACTTTTAAACCTCTTTCGCTTACAAAATCCCCTGCATAAATAGGGTCAATATCAATTCCGATAGCCTTAACTTGACCTGCTAAATTTACATAAATAGCAAACATTCTTTCGCTGCTAATTAAGTATTCTAATTGCTTAACATCGGCTTGCGAATAAGGATATAAGAAAAAGTTAGCCATGTGTTTATACATTGCTTTACCTTTCATTGGTACGCTTTCCCACGTTACTACGTGTTGCTCTTTGTTTCCTCCGAACTTGCTTAATTTTTTACCACTTGTTAATGTGAAGGTTGAAATTTCACCATCACTTCCAAGTACTAATGTTGCTATATCAGCTCTAAAGCCAATATAAACAGTTCCATCAATACCACCTACTTTTTTTAAACCATTACAACTAGCTATTTGATTAGCTGTTAGTAATTGGTTACATGAATTTGAACTTGCCATTTTTGAATATTATTTTTATAAAAAAAGGGTGATGATTTGTTCACCACCCTTTAAATTTTGGTTATTAAAAATTAAAACTATCCTACGTAAACTACTTTAGCTGATTGATAGAATACCCAACTTTCTAAAGTGAAAATTAAATCATAATAGAAGTTTTTAGCTGGTGCTGGTAATTTATCTACAACTGTATTTTGTAAGTCACTTACTAAATCAGTAGCCCAAACAAAATCCATTGCATTGCCTGCTATCATTGCATTGCTAGGTAGTGGAACAAATTTAATCATTACACCTAAGTAGCTGAAATTATCACCCTCAATCATAAACGCATCTTTGAACGCTAAAGGATTGCTATTATATTGGCGAATGAACTTTTTACAATTCATAGGCATAAAGATAGTAGCATACTGCATTGCTTCAGGATTGTTTAATAATTCATCAGGGAATTGAGCATATACTTTATCAACTTCATCTTTTATATTTGATGCTGTTAATGTAGTTCCTGCAACTTTAATACGTGTTCCAACTGCGAATGTGCCGGGTGTTACAGCATCACTATAAATTAATTTAGTTAATACACCATCAATATAACTTGAAGGAGCTGCTGCAACATAAGTTTTTTCGGCTGCGCCTACTGCATTTTGTGCCGTTCCTGCTGTTAATGCTGCTACTGCTGTTTTAGTTGCGCTAGTTGCACCATTCCAAAAATCAGACTCAACGCTTCTACTAGATTTGCCACCTACTAAGCCCATAATAGCTTCGGTAAATGGATTTTGTATAATGTTTGCTGCGCCTGGAGTTATATCATTTGCGCCTGCTGTATTTCTAATAGTTTCGTAATCGAAAGTATCGTAAAACTCACGTTTTACTGGAGTTATTAAACGCTCTTCAACTGCCATTGTTCCCGTTGCTGTTGGAGTATTGCTATATGCTTGACTTGCTACTGTTGCACTTAAAGCACGAATACGGCCACTTCCTTTTATTTGGTCAAAGAAACGCACATAACCTTCGCCTACTGTTTTATTTACAAAAATTAATTCAGTCAAAAATTCCTGATAAACTTCATCAGTAAATGTTGTTGGACCAGTAAATGTAATACCATAAGCAACGCCATTCATTTTGGCTTGTCTGCGAGCTTCACTATTAATTACAGTGAACAATAAAGATAGAGTAGTACCTAATACAATTGAATTGATATTAGACATTCCGATTGAGTTAAAAGCTAATGAAAGGACTAAGCCAAACATTGCAATTGCTAAAAGTGAAATTATTTTTTTCATGGTTTATTTTTGTTTTGTTTTTTTTGTTTCTTCAATTGCTTTGAAGTTTTCTTCGCTGCATTTCCCTGTTTCAATTAACCATTCTTTTGTAGCTTCATCAGCTTGGGTTATTGGTTGGCAATTAATACCAAAAGGATTGATTGGTTCTATTAATTCGTACATAATTATTTACCTAAATTCATTAATTCTTTACGTTTTAAACTTTGTTTTTGTGCCGCTGTTAATTCAGGCTTTGGCAAATCTTTTAAATTTTTTACATCATTTGGAATTACTTTTTTCAAGTTTTCAAATTCTGTTTTAAAAGTTTTTAACTCATTAACGATTGTTTCGTTACTTGCTTTTACTGTTGCATTTTCAGCCTTTAAATTTTCTAACTCAGCTTTTAAAGTTGAATTTTCAGTTTCCAAATTAGCTAACTTAGTTTTGGTATCTTCGATAGTTTCAATTTGAGCGATTAAACCACCACTTACTGAAACATCACTACCATCAACTACATAAGTGCCATCTGCAATAGGTGTACTCATTGCCTCGTCTGAAAATACTGCAACTCCTTCCGCTAAAGTATCTTCGGTGAAATACATCACAGTTCCATCGGCTGCCGTTGCTGTACTGTTTTGTACTGCTATTGGCTCACCATTTTCATTTAAGTTATTAACCTTAAATAAATTTTTCAAGCTGCCGGCTATTTTATCTAACTGGCTTTTGATTTCTTTATTATCCATGTTATTATTGTTGTTTTTTTCTTTTAATAATGCTGCTATTTTACTTGAGTATGCAGTATTTTTAAGTGCTTTTAATTGTGCTTCTCCACCATTGATTATAGCAGTTGCGAAACCATACTTTAAAGCGTTATCGGCTGTTAAATCAGTATCGGCTGCCATTAAGTTTTTAACCTCAATTTCACTATTTTCGTCTAGTGCTAAAACTTCTTTGTAAAGATTGAAAATTTTATCTTCACATTGTTTTATATCGTCTGCTATTGCGTGTAAATCTTCGGCCGTTAATCCATTATAACCTAAGTTCATAGGGTCAATAAAAGGATTATGAATAACAAATTGAGCGTTTTTAGTAATTACTCTTTCAGTTCCTGCTAAGAAGATTACAGTAGCTATTGAATTAGCTTTATATGCAATTGTTTTTATTACCTTACCACTATTTTTTAATAAGTCGTAAATTTCAAAACCTTGTGTAACTGAACCGCCATCGCTGCGAATTTCAACCTCAATATTTGTAGCATCTGAATTGTCATTTAAAAACTCTGACATATCAGAACTGCTGAAAGTGGTAGCAATATCACCAAACATTTGAGCGAAAAAATCCTTTTCACCTATATTTTTATCAATTACTATTTTTGCAGTTTTCACAATACAAAACTAATACCGATTATTTTTAACTTGTAAAAATGGTACCATAAATTATATTTGCAAAATGAAAATTAAAATAATTGCAATTTTACTAATTGGATTTTTAGTAAGTTGCACAAAGGAAACGACAATAGAACCGATTACAATCAATGGTTATTGGTACGACAAACCCAATAAAGACTCATCATCTTTTACTGAGTATATTTCGCTAAAAGATAGTGTTCATATTTATAAGAACTTAATTACTAAAAAAGAAATTAAGGGCAAAGTTTACTTATTGCCACTTGACAAAATATTTATAAACAATAGTGTTCAAACTTACAAATTTGATGCTCACAATTTACAATACGGTAAAATAATTTTGTATAGATAAAACAAAAAAGCCCTCGACGTTTGAGGGCTTTTTTTATACACTTAAATTAATTTTTTTATTGACATTATCTAAGTCGTTTTGTTTTTTATTCAATTCGCTTAATTGCAATATTGGTGCTGGCTGTTTTGCTATTGCCTTTGCAAGTTGGTTATAGTCAATCATTGTTTTTAAGCCGCTATTTCTTTCAGCAAATCCACCATAACCGCTAGTTGTTAAACTTCCACCGCCTGCCATTGCTACAAGCCCACTATTAGGATTAATTGTAGTTTGGCCTTTGCCGCTTATCGGTTCAACTGTTACTCTTTCACGGCCACCTGGATTATCACCAACTAATAACATAGTAGGTCCATTGGTCATAAAATCTCCACCACCTGCGGCTGCTCCACCTATTATATTTCGTGCGCTTGTTATTGCACCAATAATTTGAGCTAAACCTGCAGCATATTTTACAAAGCCAGCAATACCCCCAGTAGCTAAGTTGTCTGGACTTGGTGCGCTTGTTGTTGCTGTTAAATTACCTATTGCAGTTCCTAAGTTTACAGCTACATTAGTTAATGCTAATGCCTTTTGCAAGTCGCTGCCTTGTTGCGCTGATGCTGCCAATTCGCTTATAACTCCCTTTGCAGCATTTGCAACTGCTATACTAGATTGTATATCTGCTTCATCAAATTTCTTTTTTTGCTTTGATTTCCAACTATACACATCAGCTTCGGTTTTTGCATTATCTTGTACTGCCTTTAGCTCGTCTTCAAATAATTTTAATGACTCGGCTAATTGTTTTTCATTTAATTGTTTGTTTTTTTCTTCGGTTTTTACACGTTCATTATATCTTTCTTCATTATCCTTTGCAAAGTCATCGGCCGCCTTTTTTCTTCTTTCATTTTCCTTTGCATTTTCGGCATCTCTTTTAGCTTGAAATCTTTGATTAATTGCATCAATTCTATTTTCCCTACGTTCGGTTGCAACTTCAAATTCTTGTTGAATTTTTTCACGTTGCGCATAAGCATTTACAAACTCTTTGCGCATTTCTTCAGTTATCTTTTGATTTTTAACTGCTGCATTATTTCGCATTGCAAATGCCTTAACTTCTTGGTCTGCTATTTTTAATTTGCGATCGATTTCTTCTTTGTCTAATGCTGCTATTTTATCACTAATTGCTAATAATTCAGATTGGGTTTTTGTTTTGTTCCTTAACTCTACATTTAAACTTGCAACTGCTCTTTCGTATTTACTTTGAGCAATTACTCCATCAGTTTGTGACTCTTCTATTTGGTCAAACATTTGCGCTAGTTTGAAGCCCTCATTATAAGCGATCTTCATTTCGCTTGTAACTCCTTTTAGCTTTAATCCAAAGTTTGTAAAGTCTAAATTAACTATCGCTTTTCCAATATCAATAAATCTTGAAATTAAAACATCTGCTGCTTGCGAAATCCCACTAAAAATAAATTCTACCTTTTCAATTATTGGTTCAAATTTGCTAAAAACAGCTATTAAACCACTTAATGCAACCGTAACCAAACCAAATATATTAGCCTTAAATATACCACTTAGCGACTTCATGTTTATATCAGCCTTGCCGATACCATCACTAACTACATTAAAGCCCTCTTTCATGCTTTGAAGCCCTTGAATTGCATTTCCCAAAGGCCCTTTAATTCCACTTAATGCGCTTGTATAGTTCCCGATATTTATTTTTTGTTGCTGATATTGGTCTACGTTCTCTTTAATAAACTTATTATGTTGATCAATACTTGCATTTAGTTCTTTTTGTTTTGCCTTTCCTGCATCAGTGCTTAAATCTAGTTTATTGCGCTCAATAGTAAGTTGTTTAACTGCACTTCGCGCATCGTCAATGCTTTTAGCTTCTTTCCCAAATGCTTCAACACTTGCTAAAATAGCTTTATTTGTTTTGCTTCGCTCGTTTGTAGCTGTTTGAATTAAGATATTGTTTTCAGCTATTGCCTTACTGTTATCCCCCTCAGCTTTTGCAAGTTTATTATTACTTTCTTTTAGCGCATTAATTTCTTTTGTCAATCCTGCAACCTTAGCGATTGCATCTGATTGGTCAATTTGAACGCTAAATATAATTTTTTCAGTAGTATCTGCCATTTTATTTTTCTTTTAAATTCTTTTGAATTAATTTATTTATAGCATACGAAACATTGCGATTGCCATATTTTGCTTGCGCTTTTTCCTTTGTTTCAGGTGAAACATAAACTTTGATTAAAGTTAATTTAGTCTTGCTCATATTTTAATTAATTCAACTTGAGTTGTATCGTATCTATTTATTTTAAACTGCTTTATTTCGTTGCAATAAAAGTAGCCTTTAATATTTCCATAACCTTTAATTATACAATCTAAATAAATCGGTTTTGTAAAATCAATTTCATTGTAATCTTTTACTTTCAAAAAGAAATTAGCAGTTAAAAAATAAGGGCTATTTAACATATTAGCAACTATATTATAATGCTTTGGTATTAACGAGCCTGCAAACTCTAAATCTTGAAAATAAACGCCTGCACTCGGTCCGCTATTGCTTGCACCTGTACCGCCACCAATTGAACCTGATGTACCTTTAATAGTAAAAGTTTCGCCCCTATTTATATATGCTATTCTAGGCTTAACGGATTGAGTTCTATAAGTCACTCCTGCATCTTCGCTTTTCCACATTTGTATAAATGATTGTGTAATTGCATCACGTAAAGCTGGTATTCTAGTTATTGGGGCAAATTTACTTCTAAATACTTCACTTACTTTTTCTAAATTTAAATTATTACAAAACAAAGTACCTTGACCATATGTGTTAGCTTTTCTTAGTTCGCTATCATTGTCATCAGTTTCGTACGCTAATAAGTTATTTTGTGAATACCCATCAATTGCATATTGAATACTTGGCAAATCGGTTACGTCTAGTTTATCACTCCACTCTATCGCATTTGATTTATTAGCTTCAACAGAATTAAAGTAACTAAAATTAACAGTTTTTAAACTGCTATCAATAGTTATCATTAAGTTATATTGATTTACGATTGTTGTTAAAAAATCTTTTTGTGAAACATCAGGCAAAGACTCATTAACATAAACTAAATTGCCCTCAACTAACGATTGAGTATTATATTTATTTTCCCAGTTTAAACTTACAACCTCCCAACTTATTATACCACCCCACTCAAATTGCAAATAAAAATAAGTATCGGCTGCATCTTTGGCAGTTTCAACTGTAAATGAAACTGTATTAGCTCCGTTTGAAATAGTCGCTTGTTGAAATGAAACCGAACCCAAACTAGGTGTGTTTTTGTACAAAACTAATTTCATAGTAGGGCTTATTCCTGTTGTTATCCAATTTACATTTACATCAATATTAAAATTTATTGAACCGTAATTAATAGGAAAATAACAAGTAATAACCTCAGGCGGAAAACTAACTTGTTGAAATTGTAATGAACTATTTTTTATAAACCTATTTAATGTTACTGGGTAAAAATTAGTTAATGTTACTGGTGTTGTTGTGTTTATTTCGCCCTCTGTTGTATAGCCGTCTAAAACTGATTGAGGGGTGTTTGAAATTTTAACCATTGGCAAAATCTCATTTTCAAATAATTCATTGCTTAAAAACTCACCACTTACTGAATAACCTATTGAGTGGAATATTCGCAAAAATAAATACTTTGCAAAAACACTAGGGTATAAATCATTCCAGTGCGCATGAGTTGTATTTAAGTCCCATTTACCATAATTGATATTAGGATAAATAAAACCATCACTCCAAAGATTATTTCTATTTGCTATTACATTTGCATAATTCCAAATATGATTAATTGCGCTGCCGTTTGAGTAGTCTAAATTTAGTTCGTTTAGTTTCGCATCACCTATCAAATCAAAGATATTTGAAAGCTCACCAAAAGCCCTTATTTTATAGTTGTTATTTGTTTCTTCAAGTGTTGCGAACCCTTGCATAATATTATAGCCATGCGCTTCAATTTCGCATGAATTAACCGAATATGGAAAATTTGTTAAACTATCAGTTGATTGACTATTCTTTGTTAATTGTCTGTTATTGGTGCTTAACCCTGCTTCAATTTCAGTACTAAATGCACCGCTGCGACTACTTAAAGACTGCATTTTATTAACCGATTTGGTAAGTGCAATATCATTATCTACTATTGCATCAAGCTCAATATCATTTATAGTTATTTTCATTAATAAACTTGGCTTTGAATTGTTTCAGATAACCTAAAATTGAATGATAAATTTATAGCTTCGTTATAGCTGCGATACAATAAGATTGATTGTTTTTCAATTACAATCGGTTTTAAAACTCCATCGACTTCAATCCATGTAAAAGGGCTAGCAATCATTTGTTCAATCGTTTCAGCGTGCGAAGTTCTGACATTTTCAGTTGATACCGAATAGCTTTTATAAGATTGGTTTTGAATTGACTTAAAATTTAGATTACTATCTTTAAAGGTTGTATCGTTATCAAATTCTAAACTTATTCCAATATCATTGTAAACAACATAATTGCGAAGTCCTCCAGCTTGATTAACATAAACAATGTTTAATGCATCTTTAAAACAGCCATCATTTACTTCTACTTTTTGCGTTCCTAAAATAACACCTGAGTAAGTACTACCCATTGTAAATACTGATATGTCATTTACAGCACGTTGCACATTTAAAAAAGTATCGTCTTTTAGTGTTTTACTTACAAATGTTTTGAAACCTTTAAAAAATACTAAGGTTTCAGCTGTTTCTACTGTCGTTAAATTGGTAGTAAATAAATTGTTTATTTTGTTTAATGTAAGTGCGCTATTTACTGCGCAACTGCTACCATATAAACTTATATTGCTTTGACCTATTCCATACATTATACTGCGTTTATTGCTACCTAAAACACCTCGCAAGTATTCGGATACACTATGAATTATTTTATCATTTTTAGGAGTTCCTTTTAATGTAGCTACTTTTTGAATTACTGTTGCGGTTGCGCTTAAATTTGTTAATTCGTATAATTCCACATTGAAATCGGTGTAAACATCATATTCTAAATTAGCATCAGAACCCTTGTAAATTGTGTTTACAACACATGAAATAGAACTTAAAACCTCAACTATAACATGAGCTCCGTTATATAATCCGCCTGTTGATGTGTTTACATAAATAATGTTACCAACTACTAAAGTAGGTGGAGTAAAACTAGGGTCACTACTTACACCAAAAATTGTTAATCCATAAGGTGTTTGGCTTGAAACATCTATTTTAGTATCTGCTAAAGCTAAAGGAGTTAAAGTTAATTCATATTCTATATTATCAGCTACTGTGCTAATTATAGCTGGTGCGCTAGTTCCTGTTATTGGCATCGGTTATCTCGGTTATTTTCTTTAAAATTAATTGCTCTTTTATTTTGTCAATGTGGCTAGTCAAATCAATGTCTTCTAATAACCCACTATTTGCGCCTTGAAACTTTTGAAAAATTGAATTTCCATACTTTTGTAAATTGTTTAAAACTGAAACTGCATTAAATTCCAAACCTTTGTCAATCATCCAATTTTCAATCTCAAATACGCTTGTTTCAACTCGGCTAGGTGCTTGACCATAAATAAGATTATCTATATAAGCAAGTGCATAAACATTGATTTCATTTTCAGTAATTTCATAACGTAAACTATCAGCTAATCGGCCACTAGCATTAACAACCGAACTAAACTCACCTTGCGCTTTTGTTTTGCGTGGTATCGGTTTGGTTTTAATTGCCACCTTAGCTTGACTAATAAAGTCCTCCGCTAATTGCTCAAATAGCTGTTGTTCAAAAATTGTCATAAATTTACTGCTATATCAACTTTACTTTCGGTTAATTCTTTAACCTCGTTTATGTATTGCCTTACTCCCTCAATCCCACTATCCTTAAAAACTGTTTTTAGTCTGTTTTTATGGTTTACCTTATGCAGGTTTTCGCCTATTGTAGTACGTTCAATTACATTATCATTTAAGCGTTTATAGACGTGCTTTTTAACACCGTATGTGGTTAAAGGTAGATGACTAGCTATAACACTTAACTTTTTTTCAATATCCTTTGTAATTTTATTTGCCATATTGATTTTGAATTGGTGGGGCTTGGTGTGGTTGGTTTTGGTTCAATGTTTTAAACATAGACTCAAATATTTTGTTCAATTGTCTTCTGTTTTCTGACTCCATTTCATTTAACATATTTTGCAACTCAGGTTCTAGTTTTCTAATTACTAATTTTCTTTTTTTCATATTAACATGGTGTTTTTGATTGCAAAGTAAATTGAACGCTATATCCGCTTACCGAACCACTTAACTGCATAAATTCAGGCGTTGCAATTTCGTTTAAATATGCTGCAACTTTTGGCAATGTGTTATTCAAAGCAATCATGTAATCCTCTTTTAATTGCCATGCTTCTTGAATTAAATTTTGCCTATCAGACTCAGTGTAGTTAGTAGTATCTTGATACAAAAAAACTAAAACAATTGACCTACTTATGTTGCCTTTTAGTCTATCTGTTTGCTCTCTAAAGGGTGCAAGCCAAATTAAAGGAAATGCAGTCGTTTGGCTTACTAAACTTGCATCAGCTTTTTTGCCAAATACAAAAGTTCCATTAGGTGCGACACTTTCGGCCGTAGTTCTTAATAGTTCGATGGTTTGTTCGTATGTCATTTATAGTTTTATAAAAATGTTATCCTCATTATCGGCTATATAAAAACCAATTTTCATCAAATTTGTTTTTAAAAAAGATAGTTTTGAGGCTTCTTTAAATCTTTCAATATTTGCTCCTATCATTAGTATCATGTCACAGCCTGCAAATTTGTTTTTTGGGTTAAAACAAATAGTCATTGTCATTTATTCGCCTTTAATTTATTTAATCGTTTGCCAAATTCGCTAGTTTCAAAATCCTTTAATAACTTGGTGTAAACAGTATCTGCATTAGTATTTAAAATACCATCATAGTTAAGTAAATTACCTTGCGCTAGTGCATCTAAAGTGTTTACATAACCTAAGTAATCTAACTGTTTTACGCCTGCCATTAACTCATCATTATCAGGTTTGTAATCGTTTAGCCTTACAAATTTAGCAAAAAATTCTTTTATTTCAGTAAAAAAATAATTTACAATAGCTATTGCATCAGGCATTAACATTAATTTTATGTCAATTGGTAGGTAGATAGACACTATTTTATCGGCCACATCCATTGGCTCAACGTCTTTTAACAGCATTTTTACTTGCTCAATTTTGTGCCATGTTTCGTTACCTACTTTAATATTGGTTATTTCTTCGGTCAATGGTTTGCATTTTATTGTTTCAGTATCTTGCAGGAACTCTAAAAAGGGCTTTAACTGTTCAATCTTATGATTATTTAGCTTTTGCGCTAATTCTACTGGCATGTTCGCCAAAATAGATAATTGACCTATTGTTCTGTTTTCGGTATTGTTTAGCTTTCTCAATTCCAAAAATTCGCCAAAAGTTAAGTTATCAAAGTCAATCCTTAAATTGTAATTTTCTTTTTTGTTGATTATTATTTTTACCATATACGTGCCTTTCTGCTTAGTGTTGCTGGTTTTAGTTCAAAGTATAAGCGCATTAATAACATATCTCTATAATCAGGACTGCGGCCTATTAATTGTTTAACTATATCTTTGCCTATAATTCCTTTTTTACCGTCTAAATCTATGTTTTTTTGCTTTAATTGTTCTAATTCTTCAATAATTAATTCTTTTTGGTTATCGCGCGCGTCAACTATGTAAATTCCATTTGAGTTAATTAATTCAGCTAATTTATAAGCACATTGACTTTGTAAGTTAGTATAGTTCTCATCATTTAAAGGTCTGCTATTGTTTACAAAACCTTTACATTTTAGCATATCTACAAGTCCGCCACCCACTCCATCCTCATCAGCGATTATATTACTTAGCGGTACATTATTTTTGCGCTGTAAGTCTTTTATAAATTCGTAACTTTCAGTTATTCGCTTTTTTTCAAACTCAAATATTTGAACTCTAAATCCATTCCATAAACCGATAACTATTTTATCCGAACCTAGCCGCGCAACATCGCAAGTAATGTATTTGTTACCTTTTAAGCTTTCAAAATCATTGCTAAATAAATCAGTAATTTTATCAAAGTTACATAATGCGCTAGGGTCATTATCAAATTCCCAATTACCAAAATATAAACGCTCCTTTGAATTGGTGTCTAATTCTAGTAAGGACTGCAAATAACTAGGCGGTAAATGTGGATTGTCAGTTGGTAGTGCTTGAATGAACTTTCGATAGTCTTTAATTGTTCCATCTCTTTTAGGTTTATAAAATTCAGTATAAACCCAATTTTTTGAAGGATTGCAGGTCCCTAATAGTTTAGGCATTAAATTATTTTCGTTTAATTGGTAACGAATACGCGACTTAACTATTTGCCATGCCTTTAAAGTTATTTGATTAACCTCGTCTATAAATGCTCCAGTAATTTCTAACGACCCTAAACTGTCAAAATTAGGGTCACTAGGATATAAAAATAAATCTTTTAAAATTATCTCACTACCATTTTTAAAATAAATGATGTTTGATTGAGCGTTATAATTAAACTGTTTACCTAAATTTAGTTTACTGCTTAAGTCAAAAAAAGTGTTTAAGGTTGTTTCTTTTAGCGTTTTTAGTTTAGCCCTCCCCATTAGCCACCTAGTATTAGGATATTTTAAACAGTTTTCAATTAACCACAAACAGCCAAAAGCGGACTTACCACCTCCAGCTGCTCCACCATAAATTACCTCGTTTGTTTCGAAGTCTTTTAGGTAAAAATTTGCGTATTCTTGTTTTTTTAAAAGTATCAAAATGCTATTCTAAACAACCGATTTTATAAAGTCTTTTACTTTTTGCTTAATATCTTCAGGGCAGTATAATAAATCAACACTAAAAGGTATGTAAGTATTATATAAAAACATTCCTTTATGAAATATCTTGTGCATTAATTCAGTTTCTTTAATTAATAAAGTTTCAATTGTAGGATTTTCCAATTCTTCATAAACCTCAAATGATAAACAATCACTTCCATACTTTTCAATATCTTTTTTCATTTTTAAATAAACTAAAGACATTGAATTATTTGTTTCTTTTGCTAATTGATATTTATGCTGCCTTAGCCTTGAATGTATATTTACAGACTGTCCAACATATGCAGTATTGCTTTCTTTGCACAATATTAAATAAGTCCCTGCTATTACTTTTTTGTTTTGGTTTTTTATTTTATTCCTTGTTTTCTTTACCAAGTTATTTATTTCACACTCTTTATCTATATTTTCTAAAGATGCTTTATACATTGTTGGTTTATTTGGATTTTGTGCAATCCACTCTTTACTTCTAAATAGCCAAACTTCTTTTTTCATTGTGTTAATTATTTAACGCAATATAAGTAATGTTATTTAATTAACAAACTTTTTCTATTCTTTTTTGGGGTCAATTCCACTGCCTAAATTTATAATGATTGGTTTTTCATTATCACCAACTATCGTATTTTCCACTTTGTCCCCATATTTTTTAGGGTTCATTTTAGCTAATACCCACTTACGCGCATCAATTCGAAGCTTTGAACGTTGAACAAACTCGGTATTCATAACTATTCCACTGTCAGTTACTATTGCATCTTCTCTAGGGTCATCGGCTATCTCTAGTATTTCATCAAATATTAAATCAGACCTAACCTCGCACGCGCGCGCGTATTGTTTTGATTTTATTTCATCTTCACTAATCCACTTATAAAAAGTTTGTGAGCTTGGATAGCCTTTTTGACTTAGTATTTTTCTAAGCGAACTACCTTGTTCAATTTCTTTTATAATTACATCAAACCTATCTTGTATTGATTCCATTATCTACTTATTATCAATTTACCATTCCTTACCAAATCAATAAAATACGGCCTGCTAAACTGAAGCTGGTCAAATATCACATCTTTTCTAGTTGATACCAATTTTATAAAGTCGTTGTTTTCTACACTTACAAAATAGTTTAGTTTGTGTTTGGTGCAATAAATTAGTTTTCCTTTGATTTCCATGTTGCAAATTTAGTTAATGTTTTTTAAAATTTTACTTTTATTATCGGTTTTATGTCGAGTTTATCAGTCATTTGCTCCATTATTTCCATTGCATTGTAAACTACTTCGCTTTCTTTCTCAATTGATTTCATGTCAATTCCAGATGATTGGTAGGCTTTTTGAATTTCAGTTATAAATATCCTAGCTTCTTTTCTAGTGGAAATCATTTGCTTCATAAATGCTTGGTTAGTGAATATTTTTCGGTCACTAATTGGCAAATCAAGATAGTTGCAAGCTGCAATTAAGTGAAAGTAAGCATTTAAAGTATTCATTGTATGCTTATCGTATATGTCAGGTGTTGCGCTCATTATAGTTGTTTTATTTTATTGATTAAATTTAAATAACAATTGTCAATAGCAATTTTACTCATTGCTTGTTTAAAAAAATCTTTATCTTTTGAAAATGGATTTATTGAATTTAGATTTTGTTTAATTTCCCTTTCAATCAACTCAATTACTTGACTTTTAAAGTCTGGTTCTTTTTTCGCAACATAAATTTCTTTGTGATGGTCAAGCATACACCTAACAGTTTCAGTTGCAATTGAATAGTCGTGCATTTCTTCATTTTCTTGTAGCTTATTTCTAATCCAATTTTCTAAAGATATGCTAGTAGTTTCTTTTGGCTGTTCTGTTGGTAGTGGTTTCATGTGTTGATAAGCGCAACTTTCAAATAATTCATTTTTATTGAATTTGTCCTCGTCACCTACACTTACAACTCTATATGGATAACGTTCACCTTTTGAATATGTTAAATAAATTCTTTCTTTAGGCTCGTCCCAATCATCAAACACCAACACTCTATCACCTCTTTTTGGCTGCCATTCGGTTTCAACTATCGGACTTTCTTCGGTTGGATTGTTCCATTGGTTGAATAGGATTTCTGAAATTGAATCAATGCCTAACTTCTTTGTATAAGTTATCAACTCGCTATACTGTTTAGTAGTACATGTATTATCGTTTTTTATAAACTTTTTCAACTCATCCAAACTCAAATTCTTAGCCTTGGTTTCCTTTAGCCATTTGTCTAGTTCGGTTTCTTTTTTGTCGAATAGTTCTATGAATTGTTCGGTAGTTAGTTCGCTGTAATCGCTTTTATCTACAATTTCACCAAATAAATTGTTTGATATTGTGTAAAATTGGAAAAAATTATTAAATGAATATTCTTTAACGTTCATTCCATTCTCATCTGCTATTCTCTTAACAATAGCTTGGTTGTCTGGTGTTATGCGTATTTTGTAGTTCATATTTCTTTGTTTGTTAAAATTCTAATTACTAATTCTAAGCCATTAACAGCTCCTTCTAGTTTTATATTTAACTCTTTTAGTCTTTCGGATTTTACCTTTTCATTTTCAAAGTCATAGTTACTTTTAACTATCTTGGTTTCTAACTCTTCTATTTTTTGATTAAGTTTAAAGTTTTCGGCTACTATTTTAGCGTTTTGCTCTTTTTGATTTTTTAATTGTTGTGTTAAGTTCATTGTTATAATGTTTGGTTAAAAATATCTACAAATTCACTTGCTTCTCTATCGTCAAATCCTAAAATATTGTGTGACTCATAAGTATAATCCTTTAAATGTTGAACTAGGTCTATTTGCTCTTGGTAGTGCATTTCTTTGGCGGTTTCGATTGCTGTCATTAATTTAAGTGTAGAATCCATTGTAATTTGAATTTCTAATTTTTGAAGTTCGGCTATTAGCCAATCAATTGATGTTTGTTTCATATCTTTTCTTATTATCTGAGGTCAAAAATAGTATTACTAATTGTATTGCCAAAATAAAAGTTTATTTATTTTTTAACTTGCTAGTAATTAGCGTTTTAAAATTCAGCTATTTTTTTAAGTTTAATATTTTCTGATTGCAATTCAGCTATTTTTTTGCTCATTTTTAATACATCGGATTGTAATTCTTGAACTTTAGTTCTGTAAATTATGCTTTCAAAATAATACTTACCATACTGGCTTTGAATATCGTAAAGCGTTTTAAGGTGGTTTTCCGCTTGTGTTTTTCTTTCGCCTATACTTTGTATCGTTTTAGCTTCAAAATCTTCTATAAAGCTATTTAAAACCCATAAATTAATGTAACATGGTTCGCTAGTGGTTTGGATATTTGCGAAGTTGCAATATTTATACATCAATTCTTTTAAATCTTTGTACTCTTGTTTTTGCAAAGTGTTAATGTAATCTACTTTTGCTTTTAATTCTTTGTTTTGCCGTTTAAGTTCGTTGTATTCTTTTGTGTTCATGGCTTAAAATGGTGCATCTTCAAATGGTTGATTTAAATTTATTGAACTTTGTATTGCTTGTTCTTTTGGTTTTTCAGGTGCTTTATATTTTTCCTTAAATGGACTTTCAATTTGATGTATTTGTCCGTCATAAGTTTCTGAATAGCACTTTCGCAACCAATCATAATCAAGTTTACAAGTGCCAGTTTTCCCAACTATTCTAGGTTTTACTTTTTGGATTATTACATCAACTTCATTGCCTAATTGAACACCTCCATTTAACTCTACATACTCACGATTAATACAAATCATGTTATATGCCTTTTGCAACCATGCCGCACCTCCATCAATTTCATAGGGTGTTGGTGCTTTTGGTAACTCACCATTTTTTAAACCTATTGGGTTTTTAGCGTGGCAAATTAAAAACGAATGTATTTTTTGACTTAATGCAAGTTTATTCCATTTTGGTAATTTACGTTTTAAATAATCTGAAACATTAGTATAATTTTCATGCTCAATGTCATTCCAATTGTCAATAGTACTTGTATGTATTCCAAAATCTTTTTTGCATTGTTTTACAAGTTTTATGTACTCATCAAAATTCAAACCTTGTTCATCGGTATCTTCAGCAACTATAAAATGTTCTTGTACAAATGGTTGCACTCTATAATATTCTTGCTCTGTTATGTAGTTATGGTATCGTTTATCAAAGGTTTTGCCAGTTAAACCATGGATAATAGCTGCGTATATTTCCTCACTACTGCCACTTTCAGGGCTATAAATCAAATGTTTTTTACCATAATTTAAACTCAAACTAATTAGCAATTGAAATAAAAATTCAGTTTTGCCCATTTTAGGATAACCATAAATTATAGTTGTGTTAGTTGGTTTAACCATATAAAGCAAGTCAAGTGTTTTAAATCCAGTACTCAATAACTCATCAGTGCTATTCTCTCGCAGTTTTAAAACCTTTTCGTTAATGTCGAATAATCTTGTTATAACTGCCATTAGTAGATAATTAATTTGTTTTTAGTATCAATACCATTTTTTTCATCAAACTTAAATTTACCTTGTGCATCATCACGTTTAGCCCAATTATTTATAGCACTTTTCCAATTTGCATATTTATTGCCCTCATTTGAATAAGCTATTGCGGCATCATAGTAGTAGGATAGTTTTTTAGTATTCCATAAAGGAAACTCATTTTTAAAAGTGTTTTTATGAAATATTTCAGACTCTTCAAAACTCACCTTAATAACTTTCTTACTTATTTGTACTTTCTCTTTCTCTTTCTCTTGTTCCGAACCCCCTATTAAACCCCCTACCGAACCCCCTATTAATGGTATTAATTTTTGTTTTGTTTTGTCCTCATAACCTTTGACTTGGCTATCTATTGAATGTTTCTGACTAAGGTAAGCAAACTTTGCCATGCCTTTTAAATTAGTTGGTTCTATTCCATTAAATTGTTTTTGAAGTAACGCCTTTATAAAGTCTATAAATTCACTATCTTTTAATTCCATTGACACTTCAAAATAGCTGCGATAAAAATTAAATCCTTTTCGCATAATTAAAATGGAATATCAATGTAATACAAATCACGAAATTCATTTAATACTTTCATTTCAACACCGCTACCCCCTTTATCGGGGTGGTACTTAATAGCTAATTTTCTAAAAACATCTTTAAAAGTTTTTTCAGATTTATTTGATTGAGGAAATAAATAAAGTCTTTCGCATATTTCATCTTTAAGTTTACCATTTAATTCATCAGGCAATTCAAATTCTTCTAAAGCGTATGCAATGTAGTTTGTCGGTAAATCTGAAATTAAAGTGCCTTTAAATTTACCAAATGGCATTTTTTCGTAATTCATAATTAATAATTAGTTAATGAAAAAACCCCCAATTAGGTCGAAGCTAAAAGGGGGTTTAATCTATACTTTTACTTATGTGAAAGTTTGATTTAGATAACAGTTGGCTTCGACCTCAACTATTTAATACAAGTGCAAATATAAGTTATTTTACTTAATTGCAAACTATTTATTTATTTGTTTGAATAATTTTTTTGCTAGTGGTTTGTTTTCTTTGCTGATTGAATACTGTTTGTAATAGCTTGAATGCCCAAATTCATTAACATAATTAACTTGCTCCCCTTTGATATCTATTAGCTGCCTTAATTCGCTTAATCTTGCTCGAAAACCGTTATAGTTAAAATCCCTTTCGCTGATGTGCTTTTGCTTAATTAGGCTATCTAAAATTACTGCTGATTGGTTTTTAAATTTCATGGCTATTCTTTAATAAATGGTGCAAATAAATTATTTACTGCAAAAAAAGACTCACTTATTGATATTTGCTCTTTTCTTGTTAATTGTTCCCACAATACAATGGTTTTACCTTTTTTAAAAACAACACTTGCAGTAGTGCCATCAATTGTTATTTCTGCTTTAATTTTCATAAATTCCTATAATTTTGTTAATACATGTTCTTACTTTTATTCCACTTCTAAAACTGTAAGCATCAATGTTTTTGATTATGCTGTTTACAATTTTTAGTTTTTCTTTAATTTCGGTTGCTGTTAAGTTTATTTGTGTTTGGTTATTTTTTAAACTTTCAACATATTTTAAATAAATTTCACCATATCTACTTTCTAATCCGCTTGCATAACCTTTTTTATGGTTACTTGAAAATTTGTTACAATCACTCCTAGCACTATGCAAATTATGTAAATTAAACCTTATACTTCTATTGGTTGACATATCATGATAATGCGCTGCATCAATTTGTTTTCCAAATGGTTTGCCACAGTCAATACAAGTATCATGTCCACATTTTGCATCAATTAATCTTGAAAGTAAATTTATTTTATTTTGCAAATCGGTTCGCCTTTCGTTAATCTTTACATCTAAACTAGCCTTTTTAAATGCTGGAGTACCTTTAATCAATAGCTTTGATTTTTCATATTCAACAGCACATAAATAAGAACATACTTTTTGAGTTGTACTAATTGTAGGTGTAAATAACTTAGCGCAATGCTTACATTTTTTAGGTTTTATTTTCATTTGCTCAGTTTAAAAATGTATCGTTTTTTAGTTGTTAAATTTTCATAGTACCCTCTTTTAGACTTACGAGTTAAAAAATTATGAATAACCCTGGGTTGAATGTTTAGTAATCTTGATACTTTTGGAATACTTGTTTTTGAGTGTATCAACTCCTTTGTTTCAAAATCAATTACATCAATTAGTAATGGTTCAAAATAGGTGTCAAATTGTTTTAGGTTCACTGTATGTTTTAAGTCAATCATTTAAAATGGTAATTTTTCTTTAATTATTAAAATTTTAGTTAGTGGATAATTAGGCAATCTACTCTCAGCTTTAAATTTTCTATTGATAAAATAACCATAAGACCCACTGTTTAACTGTCGTTTATAAACCTTACCATTGTCACAATTTATTAAGCCAATATCGCTTAATACTAAGTTAGTATGCTTAACTCCTGCATACACAATTATAATTGTATCAAGATTTATCTTTTGTAAATACTGCATTCTTATACTTTTTATTCGCCAATCTACAAGTTAGCACCAATACTAAGACCGAAGTGCATCTAAGTCAAATCCCATTTCTTCTAACTTTGACCGAAGTGCAATTTCCCAACCTTCTTTTGGTCGTTCTAAAAAACGATATTCGCTATCGTAGATTAAGTCTTTCATTTCAGCTTCCTTAAAGCCACTGCTATGAACTGATGTGAAAACACAGTCAAAGCATTCGATTAATTGTTCTCTTGTTGGTTTCATAATAAAGTACTGGTGCTAACAGCGTATATACAAGATACGCCTACAAGCATTTGTTTATAATTTTAAATTTCGTTAAGGCGTACCTCGTATATACGCAAAACGTTATGTGCAAGGCTATCAATCGTCATCACCTACAACCTCGTCTAACATTCCGACATAAACATCGCCACAATCTTTTTTGAACGGAATATTATTATCAATCAATGCTTGTTCAAAATCACATTGACAAAGGCAATAGTCCATTTCAATCGTATTGTGTCCAAATTCTTTTTCAGGCATAAATCCAAAGTGTTCTAAAAACTGTCTTGGTGTTTCTATTTCTTTTTCGCCTCTGTTTATTACTACTATATTGCACATATATTTTAAATTTAATTGTTAATAAAAAGCCCAGCACATAACAGCACCTTAGCGTCAGTTTTTGGCTATTTAGTTTATCGGTAACTTGAAAATTTCGGTAAGCCAAAAACCGAACGCCAAGCTGCAAACCGTTATAATACTTTCTTCCCAGTATAAGCAGTTAATCGCAAAATTGCACTTTCAACTTTTCTAAATTTATCTGACCTATCTTTTAACCATAAAATATCTTCAATAGTATCTTTTGAATGAATTACAG